CGCTGGCGGACGATGCGCCATGCGCGTGCCGGATCACCTCACCGCTGGTGGTGCTACCAACAGTCTCCGGCTTCTGCGTGTGGGTGACCACGGTGCCTTCCAGCATCGCCGGCAGGTTGAACGTTGTCTTGCCATCGCCTGCGCCGTACAGCGTGCCGATGGCGGCGAACAGCTCGGCGTAGGTGGTGCGCGACACGGCGGCGCCGTCGCACAGCAGGGTGCCGCTGGGGGCGGCCTTGCCCGCGAACATGATGACCTGACCGGGGATGCGGTTGGCCTTGGTGCTGGGCGCGAAGTTGCCGGTATGCCAAACACTCTTACCGCCCACGGTGAGCGAACCGAAGATGTTGATTGTGTAATCAAGCGTTCCGTTTCGCGTAAAGCTCATCACGTTGTCGCCCGCGCCGTCCGGGCCTTGGAAGTACGTCGGGGTAGCGGCCTTGAAGCGCAATGCGCTTGCGGTCTCGAACTGCAGAACGCCGGTCACACTTCCGCCGGCACGGTCCAGCTTGTCGGCGGGCTTAAAGTTCACGTTCGTCCAGACCTCAACCCATGGCTTCCAGCGCGTCTCTGCGGTGCTGCCGCCCGAATCGTGGCGAGACCTCAGCCAGAAGCGGTTAGCGACGCTGAAATCACTCGCGATGGCCAGGCCGCGCGCATTGTCGTAGGTCGGCAGCGAAATGGCGTTCGTGTATGCGCTCGGCATCGAATCATCCGCGGCCGCACTGCGGAGGTGCGAGCGATAGGTGTCGTATGCGGACAGCCAACCACTTCCGTCCTGAGTGCGGGGCGCGAATGCCACACGAGCGGCAACGTCCGCCGCAGAGCCGGCGCCGATCTCGGCCAGTGTCCATCCGAAGTTCACGTCACCGTTTACATCCTTCGTGGTGTTTCCGATCGTCACCTTGCGGGAAGCGCCCCATGCGGGGGTCACGATGTTGGCAGAGCCATCGAACGCGGTGCCGTTGATGGTGCGTGGTGTCGCCAGCTTGCTCGCGGTGACCGCGTTGCCGTTGAGCATGCCCCGGAACTCCGGCGCTTCAACGAGCCCAGAGGTGGGGTTGAATGAGATTACGCACGCGTTACTGGTGTTCGTGAGGCGGAACTGCTTGCCGCCCGTTGTGTCGAACAGTTCCAGCACTGTGTCGCCGTCCTTGGCCAACTGTCGGAAATGCCAGGGCCGCTGGGAGAACAGTTCGAGCAGGACGGTGCCGTCGGCACTGTCGTTGCCCAAGCCCACGCGAGCAGACGCCATTTCCGCTCTACCGTTCTTGTAGAGCGCCAGCTGCCCGCTGGCATTAGAGGAACCATTGGGCCGCAGATAGACGTAGCCACCGGAATCGCCAGTGGGTCCCGTGCCGGCGGCCAGAACCACGCTGCCGGTGTCGGTCCCACGCAAGCTGCCACCACCGAATCCTAGGTCGATGGTCTGATCGCTGGGCAGCGTCAGGCCCAGGGCGAAGGTCTGTCGACGGCCCCAGCGGTTCTCCGTGACTTCGACCAGGCGACGTAGGTCCGAGACGGATGCGACCGGCTCTACCGAGGCGTAGACGATTCCTGCCGGTTCGGCGGTCTGGAACTCCTTCACGCCGTGATAGGTGGTGTTCAACGCATTGACGGGGCGCACGCGGTGACCGTGGTTGTAGCCGCCCTGCTGCATCCACAGCTCAACGCCCGTGGAATCGCCTGTGCCGTTGCGGGTCAGGACAACGCCGAGCTTCGCGGCATCGTTGAGGGCATCCGTGCCACCGAGCCGTGCCTGATAGATCATCGCATCGGCATTCGCCTGGGTGAGTGCGGTCAGCGAAGTATCGAAGCCGCGCACGGAGGCGGAAACGAAGTCAGTCACGAAGCGACGGCCGCCAATTCCTCCGCAGGTAATCTCAAGCATCAGCACACTCGGCCCGTTGCCGCACCACGGCAAGGTGCCCAGTTTGATCCAACGCTTTTGCGCGTTGTTCATTGGGATCAGGAAAGAGGGTTGCACCTCTCCGACTTGTGGGAAGTCGGTGGCGTGCATGCCGTCGAGCATATCGGCGTTCAGCCCGTTGCCATGACCCATGTCCTTGAGCGCAGCGCCCTTCACTTCAAGGGCAGTACGGATAGCCGCGGCCGTTGCGATGGACAGCAGCGTCTTGACGAACGCTGTCGGTGCATTGGCACCGAGGCGGTTATCCAGCGTCGCCTTCAATCCGCGAGCGGTGACTGCGCGCACGGCATCGGCGCCCAGGATGGTTTCGTTGCTGTCCGCCAGCTCAACCACACCGGGCACGGTTTCAGTGGCTGGCGGATTCAGAAATTCAGTGCTGCCGAACTTGATCTGCGCGGTGTCGATGTCGGCCAACGTCACGTCGGCCGCGAGCAGCAGCGTGGAGATACTGGCCTTCTCCATGATCGCCTCGCTCTGGCCGTACACGGCGAACAGCGTGCCGTCGGACAGATACAGCCCGAAGCCACGCAGGGTGTACTTCTCCGCGCCGCTGTCCTGCAGCGTGACGTGGATGGTATCGGCCGCGACGGACTTGCCGCCGAAGGTGGTCATGCGCTTGAACTCGCCCGGCAGCTGCGTCATGGCCGCAGTGGGGGTGAAGCCGGTAGCGGTTAGGCCAATGTGGGAAATCAGCACCGTGTTGGTGCCGGTGTTGGTGGCGTTGACCAGCTTGGCGCGGCCGGCAGTGGTGATCTTCATGCGCATTGGGGGGTCAATCTCCGGTCATCGTCAGGCGGCGGTAGACCGCCGCTCGGGCACCTGCGACGTCTCCGACTTGGCTGTCGGCCTGAATGCCTTGGGTGAAAGTGAAGTGCGAGCGCACCGGCTTGGTGCGGTTTACGGCGTCAACGATCTGGTGCACGAACTCGGCTGATGACTCCTGACCGCCGTCGCCGCTGATGGTTAGAAACAGGTCGAAGGTGTGCGGCTGGCCCTGTGGCGTGGACTGCCACCACTCGCGGATCTGGACCTGACCGCCAAAGCTGGCAACCAGGTCGGCGATGCTTTTGGCGGTGCCTTTGTGCCGCTGGATCTGGAACGAACTGGCGATGCGGGCGCGCTTGATGCGCTCGGGCCAATCGCTGTCCCAGGTATCGACGGACACGCTCCACGCGAGGAACGGCAGGAACTCGGCCGGGCAGTTCCACGGGTTCCAGAGCGTGTCGTGAACCATGGGCACGCCCGACAGCTGGGCGTCGGCGCGTTCCACCGCACGCTCCAGACGCGTCGAGTTGGGTGGCAGGAGGGAGGCGGTGTCAGGCATCTGTGCCGCCGTGTTCGATCACCACGCTGGTGCAGAACGGCGCTGACTGCGCATCCACCGGCATATCCGCCGTGGGCGCCATCAGCTGCACGCGGTGCACGCCGTCAACGTGCAGGGCCGAGTAGAGCGCCGACAGCGGCACGTCGCGGCCCAGGCGCTGTGTCTGCTGCAGGAACAGGGTCACGCGGCGACGTGCCTCGGCCAGCACCAGGGCGCTATCAGGGCCGTTGAATGTCACCAGTCGTGCGCGGATCTCGAATGGCTTGACGGTGGCTGGGGCCACGGTCACGTAGTCGGTCAGTGGGCGCACGTTGTCGTTGAGCAACGCGGCCTCGACGATCTTCAACAGATCGGCCGAGGGCGTGCCGTTGCCCTGCCGCGACAGGACCGTGACCACCACCTTGCCCGGCGAAGGACTGGCCACGCTGGCGTCGAGAACGTCCGGGTGCGCGGAGAGCGTGTGGAAGATGTAAGCGCCTTCGGGGCCGGCCACCGACAGGCTTTCCGGCGCCAGCTGGATGCGACGGCGGAATGCGGCGTCGTTCTCGTAGTCGGCTGGGGTGTTGGTCTTCGGATCTGCCGGTTTCAACAGCTTGCGCTGCACGCCGAACGGCACCGCGAGGTTGTCCAGATCGGCGCCCATGGAGTAGGGCAGCAGCAGGCCGCGTGCGCGCTGGTTGAACTGCTCACGTAGTACCAGCTCGCGGTACGCGCTGGCCTGCAGCAGCTTCATCACCGGATCGGATTCGACCAGGGCGGTGTAGTCGGGGCACAGGCGGCGGAACTCGGCCAGGCGCTCGGCCAAGATGGCCTCGAACGTGCGCTGTTCGAAGATGTCCGGCGCCGGCAGCTTATCGACTTCGATGGCGGTAAAGGAGGACACGGATGCACCGGCTGATGGGTCCGGTCCAGATTCCCATCGCGCGCGCGTGAGGCCGTGGAATGCGGCATGTAGCGCCGCCGCTTACGCTATATGGCCTGCAGGTGATCGAGGATCAGTTCGCGGATCAGCTGTTCGTCGGCAGTGGTGAAGCCGAGCAGCACGCGTCGCGCGTAGGTGACGCGAGGGCCACCCTTGCTCACGGTATCGGTGCGGCCTTCTTGGTGAATGCGGGCGATGCGCGAGACGCGCCCGGCGAAGCCCACCGCCGCCTCACTGGCACTGCCGCGCCCGCGCAGATGCTTGGCCTGCCGGATCTTGCCGAACATGGCGCCGCGCTTGA